ATTTGAAACAGTCCGATGGGTATGGGCACGCTGTCGATCTGTATCCCTATTATAATGGTTCTGTTCAGGTTGAGCCCGACAAGGAAAAGTGGTTGATGATTAATAAGGCCATGATGGAATGTGCGGAAGAACTTGGTGTAAATCTCACATGGGGCGGAAATTGGAAGTCCATTGTCGACCAGCCGCATTATCAGATTGAGTTTAATCAAAAAATTGAGCTTTAATAGGTAACAAAAATTCATAGGAGAGGGAAGGATGAAGGAAAAACTATGGATTTTGATTGGAAAAGTGTCGTTGGAACCGTTGCTCCAACAATCGCTACCGCTCTTGGTGGCCCTTTGGCTGGAGTTGCAGTATCATCATTAGCCGCCGCGTTTGGTCTTTCTCCAGACGCTGATGAAAAGCAGGTAGCTCAATGTGTACAAAAGGCTTCTTTCGAGCAACTTACCGAATTAAAAAAGGTTGATTCTGATTTTAAAGCGAAAATGGCTGAGTTAGAAGTAGACCTTGTCAGAATATCTGTCGAAGACAAAAAAGATGCACGTCAACGTGAGATAGATTCTGATGATTCTTCTACACCAAGAGTTCTGGCTATCATAAATGTTGTAGGTAATCTTTTAGTCTCCGCTGCAATATTTTATGCTATGGCCTTGTATATGAATGGTACGTTGTCCGAGATAAAAGTACCAGAATTCCTAGTTGCTTTGATTGGTGGAGTAGTTTCGAATATATATTCAAGTTCGAAACAGGTGATGGAATACTATTTTGGGTCTTCAAGTTCTTCCAATTCACAAAATAGGCTTTTATATCATTCCACTCCTATTAATACCATCTCAAAAAAGTAGGAATATCATGGCGGACAATACGCAGCACTCGACATCCCCTAACCTAGGTTGTCTAGCTTGCCACAATATGACAAATGAGGAAACGATACGGCATATTCTTACGCTTGCTCACCGTATTGATGAACGTACCGGAAACCAGAGCATGTTAATTGAGGAAATGCGAAAAAAGCTTGATAAAATTGATATCGACAATATCGCAGAAATGAAGGAAACCCTTAAACGTCACGATAGGCAAATATCAATTTGGAAAGGTGCTCTTGGGATTTTATTCGCAGCATTTACCATATTTGTTACATGGTTCCTTAATGTATATAAGTGACAAAAGAAGACCCCTTAAAACAATTCAATATGTTTTAAGGGGTCTTCAATTTCGTGGTTTTATTGTGATGGAGGTATTCGCAGTACCTTTACCATCCGCAAATATTATGGAGAATGACTATGGAACCACGAAATTTAATTTTTTAATTGTGTCCGAGTGGCGGGGTTTGCACCTTTAACATTGATCAGATGTTCGCATCTTGCCAGAATGACATGTTTTTTTTCTTTAGCTCTTCGGAATCAATATCTTTTTTTTCACTGAGTGTCTACTAGTATACGGTTTCTCAGCTAGATTCTTCGAAGCTATTAAACTACACCCGGAAGTTTGTGGTACCAAACGTGTTTTCATTAGGATACGCAAGGAGGTCGAATCGTTCCTTACAAAAACACGTTTGGCTTTTGTCGATGGAGAGGATCTTGCGAGCTCAATCCTAATGGAGGGCATCGTAGATCAACTCAATCCATCGAAATTTTTGGCGGACAAGGTAGGATTCGAACCCACGGACGCATCCACGTCAACGGTTTTCAAGACCGCCCCAATAAGCCTGACTCTGGCACCTGTCCCGTTTTTAATTCTTCTGGCTGGGGGAGACGGGATTGAACCGCCGACACCTTGATTAACAGTCAAGTGTTCTGCCAAACTGAACTATCCCACAATATTTTTTTTTGGTACTACCGATGGGATTCGAACCCAATACTGTAGGGTTTTTAAGACCCTTGCCTCTACCTGTTGGGCTACGATAGTATGATGGTAGACCCGATAGGACTCGAACCTATAACTTTCCGGTTATGAGCCGGATCTTCTGCCAATTGAAGTACAAGTCCACTAAAACTGTTGGACGCTAAGGTTTACATTCAGTTAAAGAAACCTGAATTACTTAGCTTAAACCTCGTTGAAGATCTTACAAAGCACTTACGTCTCATACGTTCTTTTTGGCGACGGAAAATACTTTAGCCAACAGCATGATTTCTTATATTCTATAAAATTTTTGTTGTGGGAGACGCAATAAAGGAGGAAATTGCGTCTCCCGATTCGAGGAGCAAACGTATGAATGAATTGATGGAAACCTTATACTAAACTTAAATCAGAATGTCAATAACTTTTTTAATAGTTTTTAAGGCCGTTCGACCATAAAGGGCACAAGCGTTGCGGAATAAATGATTTTTTCTTCATCCATGCCATCCTCGTTCTCAACGAATGCCTCAAATTCGATCTTGCTGACACTAAAAAGGACAGTAATAGCGTCAATCTTGGTCCCTTCCTTAAAATCTCCAATATCCCTGTTCAAAGTGCAATCATAAAACACAAAGTCGAAAGTGTCAAGCTGATCCCAACCTTCACAAGAAAACATTCTTTCAAAGAAATCAGTGGTCGTGTCCATCTATGAGTCTCCTTTTTACAGATTTATGGTGCGACCGATGGGGCTTGAACCCATAACTTGCCAATTAAAAGTCGGCTACTCTTGCCAATTGAGTTACGGTCGCATGGAGTGTGGGAGGCGGGATTGAACCGCCAACACGTACTTTTGGTACTGTTCTACCAAACTGAACTACCCCACACACATCAATTTTTATCTGATGCGAGCATACCTTTCTGAGCCAAGAATGTCAAGCATAACTTCGATAGGCTTTTTGTTTTGTACTGCCATCTTGAATACGGATGGCGACAGGCCGGAAACTATCGTTGCTCCTACCTCGTCTTTCTGGACAGGAAGATTTCTTCCTCGACTATTCACATTCCAGAATACTATGGTGGGAAGCGAATATCCATGTGCTCGGAAAGAATCCTTCATGTATTCAAAAGCTGTCTTTGAATAATCTGTGGACTCATTAAACTCCATATCAGAAATGATATACAGTGTTTCCGGAAGGTCTTCTTGCTTCAATTTATGCCTAAGAGCGGTATCGAGAATCAAAGAAAATACAGCTTCGATGTTTGTACCGTATCCCCAATTTCTGGAAACCATGTTCTGGATTTTTTCCTGCAACGTATTTCCGTAGATTTTTACAAGCTCCGGTTCGGTACTGAAAGTAAAGAAATGGTCTTTGAACGGGCCTTTGCTTCTTTCAGCAAAATACAATCCAAGAGAAATAGCTACGTCAAGAGCCGTGACACTTGAAGATTTGGATACTCTGGACAGCATAGAGCTACTGGTATCTACTACGCAAATAGCATTTTTGTTTCGACCAGTATAGTCCGGCAACGCTCTCCACATTTCATCATAGATATCTTCATATTCCTCTCCGTCCCGCTGAACACCATAAACAATGTCGTAGGGGTAAAGAACGCTCGAATTTACCTTTTTCTCGCCGCGTTTAACAGCTTCGGTATATTCTGAAAAACCAAAAGGGTCATTTCTTGTAAATGCCTTTGTGTGTTTCATCAAAGCATAGGAAGGGAGCCTGCTATAATCAATGTCGCTCCATTTTTTCGAGCACATTTTCTGCTCGACAATATTCAGATGCTTTCGGATATTTACGATGGTCTTGCGGCATTTCTTCTCGTTCCCATCGAAAATATCGTCCACAAGTTTCTTTGCGAGGTTTTTTCTCCATTGAGAGGACACACTGTTCTTTAGCGGAAATCATTTCGCGCAAAGAGTCAGATTTTCATAATGTCCGAGATTGATTTTACCTTCATCGAGGTCGAGAATCGTTTTCACGAAATTAACCATAAAATCATATATGGATTCGTTACTCGGATAGATAGCCTCCATAATCCAGAAAAAATCATCCCATCTGCCATATTTGGGGATTTGTCCGATGTTATAGATGATATCGTTTCGGTCGTCAGTATAACCGTTTTTGATAATATCATACAACATACAGACCCTAAAAATGTCCCTTTCACCCTGTCCGCCGCGAACATCACGCAGATAGAAGAGGTTTTTCCTTGCCAAACTCTTATTTTCTTCTAATGCTTCCTCAAAAAGCTCCTTCGCGGAATTGAGGGAGTCTCGTTTAGCGGAGGCCAATGCGAAAAAGTTCAGATTGGCATTATCGGAATCAGAATAGGTAAGGCATCCGTTTTCCGTAATAGAGTCAGGATTCTTGTTAAATGCCGAAATAAAAGGTGAAATTTTCGTACTCATGATTTTTTTCTCCAAGGTTCTGCGCCCTTTGGTGGACGCTACTTCCAGTATGAATGGTTGTGTTGTTGCTGTGAGAACCTTTATCTAAATAACTAGGTGCTTTTACATTATTGCTTAACAGGCAAGTGTAATTTTTGTTGCTGTGAGCACCTAAGTACGATGAGCGGTATACAAGTTTCCTAGATGCGCGTTTACCTCCAAAGTAATTTAAATTCGCTGTTCGCATCATGCTTATGCGCTTATCGTGAAAAGGAATATAGTGAAACTTTTTTGATTTGTCAACTACTTTTTTAAAATATTTTTAAATTATTGGTTTAATTGAAGAAACCTTCCGGAGATCCGAAAGAATCTTCACTCCCTAGATTAAGTTCTCCCTTCTTCCTAGCTACTCGGCTACGAGAATCCGGCGTAAGCCCAAACCTTTGCAGGAGCGTATCAACTTGCTTCTCTGCTTCCATAACAAGTTTCGCTGTAGGATTGTTTTTCCGAATACCTGTTGGGGTAATATACGTCTCGCCGCCTTGGGATTTCAAGTCTCTGCGGAGTTTAAGCATCCTATTCACCGCATAAACTAAGAGTTCCAAAGCCAGAGAGTATTCAGCATGGTCAAGTCCCTTCTGCGCGATAACATCAGCAATCGTAGTATAAATGTCTTCCGAGGACATCTTGTCCCAATTGATTTTTCTCAGCGGTCCTTCCGCCAACGGAACGTCCACTCCATGCTTCGTAGAATTGTATGTACCATCTTGCTTATGCGCTTCGATGGATTTTGTTTGGCGTCGCAATGTTTTTCTCCTTTTTTTATGTTAAATTTAGTAAAATCTTAATCCATAAACGATTTTTTGTCAATAGTTTTATTAAAATTTCGTTTAAAAAATTTACATGAATAATTACAACCGGATAAAAGCTCAGAAATCGAAAAAAATGTTTTTTTGAG